CTTTTATATAATAAATCAAATTATTTTTTAAAATTTAATTATTTATATCTTCATTTATATCTTCATTTATATCTTCATTTATATCTTCTCTATTAAAATAATCAGGATTTTCTCCATTATTGCTATTTATAGTATTGTTAATATAATTAAATATATTATGATTAGTTACATCTGTTGGTGTAACTAATCTTGCTCCAATACTCATTGTTTCTAATTCTTGAATAAATAATTTCATACAATGTGGTAACTTTATTGTTGGATTATTTTTATCATATTCTATTAATCCGGTATTTTCATTTATTTTTATAGAATATTCATCTGCCCTTTTCATCATACTTTCATTTAAAAAATGTGATGATCCATGACCTAATATACTATCCCTTTCCATTTCTCCAATTCTAAGTCCGCCTTTATTTGCTCTACCACCAGCTGGTTGTCTTGTTAGATGTTGTAATGGTCCAGTAGATCTAGAAAACATCTTATCAGCAACCATTATTTTTAATCGTTGATAATAAGTTGGTCCTATAAATATACTAGTTTTAATTTGTTCTCCTGTCATACCATTATACATTATTTCATTTCCATATTTTTCATAATCATATTTTTCTAATAATTTAGAATAATTATCTATATCATTATTTTGGAATGGCGTTGCATCACCATTAAAACCTCCTAAACAACAACTTTTACCAAATATAACTTCTAATAGTTGATTTATTGTTTGTCTTGTTGGAATAGCATGAGGATTTATAATTAAATCTGGAACAATACCATCTTTAGTATAAGGCATCTCGTGTTGTTCTAATAATAAACCACACATACCTTTTTGTCCGCACCTACTCGCATATTTATCACCAACACCTGGTATTTTATTTTTAAATACACGAATTTTACATTTTCTTAAATCATCTTTATTTTTTGTTATTATTATTTTATCTATTATACCACTTGTTCCTGTATTTATAGTTTTCCCTTTTATTCTTGTAACTTCTTTTCCATTTGATAATTTTGTTTTTGTTATTTTACATATTATAACATCATCTGGTGTTACTTCTTCTCCTATTTTTATTATTCCATTTTTATCTAATTTTGAATAATTTAATTCTGTTTCTTTTAATGAATTTTTTGTAGTTTGAGGATTCCCAAAAACTGAAATATCATTATTTGTTGCTTCTTCATCATCTTCATAACTTCTGAAATACATTGATTTAAACATACCTCGATCTATAGAAGATTTATTAATTATAATTGAATCTTCTTGATTATATCCTGTATAAGAAGCTATAGCTACAATACAATTTATTCCATTCGGTAATTTATCATTATTTATATACTTTTTATATTTAGTTGATACTATCGCTTTTTGAGGATAATATAATATATGACCAAATGTATCAAATCTAGTATTAAATGCGGACGAATATATACCAACAGCTTGTTTTGTTTGTTGACAAGAAAATACATTTCTAGGAGAAGGAGAATGTTCTGGAAATGGAACTTGTAAAGCTAATGGACTTAAAATTAATGAAGAATGTATTTCACTATGAGTACATCTTTTATCTATACTATAAATATCTTTAGATATAAAAGTAAATTCTGTTTCTATTGAATCTATATATTCTATTGGTGCAGAATTATCTTCCAAGAATTGTATATAATCTTTATTTTTTTGTTTTATATCATCTAATATGTCTTTATAATAATTATTACTATAAATTGATATATCTTTATCAATTAAATACATATAACCATGTATTGCTTTTTTCCAATTTGTTAATAAATTATAATTACCATTTATTAATTCATTTATTTTATTTCCCTCTTTATCTTCTTTAAGTACAAAAATAGGTCTAATAATTCTTCCAGCATCACAAAATATATAAATTTCATTTAAATCTATATTTCTATAGATTGAAGTTAATATATTAATTATACTATTTAATTTTAGTAATTTCATTATTTTATATAATTTTTTAGGTTGTCTATGTAATCCAACCAATTTACCATTTAAAAATATTTTTGTACAATTATATAAATCACTATAAACTGTATCCTCTAATATTATCATATTATTATCTACTAAAGCATTATATATACCTTCTTCTGAAATATTAAAAGATACTGAACTTATTATAGATAAATGATTAATTATACCAACATTACCACCATCTGGACTTTCAGTTGGACATACAAATCCCCATTGAGAATTATGTAATTTCCGTGGACCAATACTTTTTGAACCAGATGGTAATGGTGTTGATAATCTTCTAATATGTGATAATGTAGCTAACATAGATATTCGATTTAAATCTTGAACTATTCCTTGTTTACCAGATATTCCTGTTCCAAATACACTACCAAATGATTTATGAATATTATTAATTATAGTATGATTAAATATCTCATCAGTATTACTATCATTAATAATATTATAAATATTTTCTCCGAATTTTTTAAAATTAAATTTGTAATTACTATCAATCTTTAAAGACATATTTCTAGTAAAATTTCCCCATAATTCACGAAATAATTCTAATAATAATGAACCTGCCAAATCTATTCTTTTAAATGAATAAGAATCTCTATCTGTTTTATTTATAACTCCCATATGTGTTAATAATAATTTTCTAACAGAATAAGCTAAAAATATAGATTTTTCATTATAATTATTTCCATAATTTGGTAAAAAATTATTTTTTAATACTTCAATTACATTTATAATTTCTTTTTGTTTTATATTTAAAGCTAAAAATTTAAAAGCTGCTTTTTGTGTATAGATAGGTTCACTATCTTTAATAGTATCTGTTAATAATTCTATCATTTTTGTTTTTTGTTCTAGTGTATCAGTATTATAAATAATTAAATTTAATATTTGTTTATCTGTTTCTACTCCTAATGCTCTAAATAATATAAATAAAGGAATTTTGATTTCAATCCCTAATATTCTTACTACAATTCTTTTTGTATTTACAAATATCGGTGGTACTGATCCAATATTTATATTTGTATTTATTAGGGATATAGCATTTGTTCTTGATGATTGAAACCCTTCGTCCGAAACAGATTTAATTATTGCTTGTAATATTATATTTTTATCTGAAGATGGTCCTTCATTTATATATAAAATATTATTTACTTTTTTTTCTTGTGATAAAATTACTTTTTCTTTTCCTTTTATAATAAAATAACCACCTTGATCATATGGACATTCACCTAATTCTGATAATTTAGTACTATCTAGATTTCTTAATAAACATAATCTAGAATGTACCATAATTGGAATAGAACCTAAATTTACTTTTTCAAAATTTCTAATTATTAAATCTGAATATCCCTCTTTTTTTTTATCTGATATTATTTTATTTAATTCACTTAACATATCTGTAGATGAATTAAATTCTTTATTTGTTATATTTTCTTTTTTATTTAATATACCTTCTCTTATAAATAAAGTAATATCTTTTCCTATTAATTCTATATAATTATCATTTTTTTCTAAATATATTTTTTTTGATTCATTATTAATTTTATAAGATATTCCAATATTTGCAAATACATTTGAAGCATATGTCAAACTTTTTAATCTTGCTTCATTTGGATACATATAACTACTATCTTTATCATTAAATATTACTGGAGATGTTATAAATATATTTTCTTTATTTGGTGTTATTTTTCCTTTTTCATTTAATGTTTCTCCAAAATATATTTTTATTTCATATTGAAATTTTGTTTTTTCTACATTCAATGGCTCTTTATATATTACTATTGGATTACTTCTTTTAATTATATATTTAATACCATTTGTTTCAGAATAAATAAATTCATTATATGAATCTAATTGATGTTGTGATTTATAATAAGAATTATCTTTAAAATATGTATCAATTACATCCCAAACATTTAAAGGTATTGAATTTATTATTTCTTCAATATTATCTGATATTATATTTTCTTCATTGTCTGTATCATCTTCATCTTCTTTATAATCTTCAAAATCATCTTCTACATTTTTAATATGTTTATCTAATGATTCGTCTATATTTGGTTTTAATCCTTCTTCATCTTTTATTTCTTCTTCTCCTTCTTTTATTTCTTCTTCTCCTTCTTCTTCTTCTTCTCCTTCTTCTTCTTCTTCTCCTTCTTCTTCTTCTTCTTTATCATCACTTTTCCCCCCTTTTACATTATTTTCTTCTATTATACCTGGTTTCATACTTCCTATTAATCTTTTTATATCTTCTCCTAATGTTCTTGACCCATTTGGAATTCCATATAAAAAATCTTGTAAATCTAAATCATCTTTTAAAGTATCATCTATTGGTGTATCATCTATTGGTGTATTATTTATATCAAAATTATCTAAATTATCAAAATGATTATTATTATTATTATTATTAATATAATTTTCAGTAATTTCTGAATTTAATTCACCATATTTATCAAAATTATCATCAAAATTATTATCAAAATTATCTAAATTATCAAAATTATCATCATTAAATGTTTTTTTTATTGCTCCACCTTCTTCTAATATTTTATTTTCTTCATTTGATCCTCCTAATATCTGAATTTTTTTCATTATATTTATAATATATTTTTTATTTAAAATATTTTTAAATCATATAATATAAAATGACTAAAAATCAATTATTTAAAAATTATCCAAGTGAAGAATTTGTAATTGAGTTATTAAATATATATGGTATTCAAGATTTTTATGATAATCACTATTTTACGAAAAAAGATTTAGAAGATTTAAATACTATTCAAAAATTAAATGAATTTAAAGAAACACTTATTAATTATTATATTCCATGTAAAGCGAAATTATATCTAAATAATATAAATAATCATAAAAAGGCAATTACAATATTAAGACAGTTTTTAAAAACACAAAATTATACATTATTATCTAAAGAAAAATATATTAAAGGAACAAAATATAATACATATACAGTAATATCTATTACAAATAACTTAAATATTGATAAAAATAAAGACAGAAAAATTGTTATTAATTTTGAATAATTCTAATATTTTTTACATATACCAAATGTTTTTCTATGCCATTCAGTTAATCCATACTTTTTTATAGCTTCTATATGTTTTTTAGTACCATATCCTTTATTATTTTGAATATCATACTTCTCTAATATTGGATTATCTTTTACTAAATTTAATATATATTCATCCCTATATTCTTTTGCTAATATACTTGCAGCTGCTATACTCTTATATATATTATCTCCATTTACTACTAATACATGAGGTATATTATTATCATTATAATCAAAATATGGATTAAATTTATTTCCATCTACTAAAATTGTATCTATATTTATATTTTCTACTACATTATCTACACATTTATGCATTCCATCTAAAGTTGTTTCTAAAATATTTTTTTTGTCTATTATTTTATTATCTAAAAATTGAATACTAAAAGATATTGCATTATTTTCTATATATTTTCTTAATTCTTTTCTTTTACTTTCCGTACATTTTTTTGAATCTTTAATTTCTAATTTTGGTTCAGGGTCTTCATCTAACCATATAACTGAACCTATTACAACTGGACCAAATAAACAACCTCTACCAGCTTCATCTATGCCTAATTCTAATTTATCCTTTTCATAAAATTGTTCTAACATAATAGAATTTATATATATATAATATTATAAATGAATATTTTAAATATTAATACAGATGCATATTTTTATAATTATATTAATAGTATAAGTAATGATAAAATATGTTGTTTAGTACCAAATCATATTACAATAATAAATTTTATATTTTCATTGTATATAGCTTATTCAATATGTAAAAAAAAATATAATTTGTCAATATTATTATTATTTATGTTTATAAGAATAATTTTAGATTGTTTAGATGGAGCTGTTGCTAGAAAATGTAATAAAACATCAGAATTAGGTAAATATTTAGATGTTTTTAGTGACAATATATTTCTTATATTACTTACTATTATATTATATATTAATATAAAACCTAAATATAAATGGATAAAGAATATAATACCTTTTATAATTATGTTTATTATATATAGTGGTTATAGTTGTTTATATTATGATTATGAGATATTTAAAACTAAATTTGGTACATTTATATATAATAATATGATACTTGAAACTGTAATAGGATTTTACATATATTATCAATTAATTAAATAAATAAAATAACAGTATTATTATAATGGTTAGAAAATTAAAAGAAGAATATGAAAATCCTATTGATAATTTAATTTATATTATTGTTGAAAAATTAGATCCAATATTTTATAGATTAAATTTTACACCAAACATAATAACTACATTATCATTGATAACTGGATTATTAAGTGGATATTATTTTTATAAAGATAATATTCTATGTATACCTTTATATATACTTTCATATATATTAGATTGTTCTGATGGATATTTTGCTAGAAAATATAATATGGTTACAACATTTGGTGATTATTATGACCATATATCAGATGTCATTAAAAGTATTGTAATATTTTATATTATTTATATAAAAGCTAAACCAGAATTTAAAAATAAAATAATTTTATTAATTTTATCATTTATCATTTTATTAATTTATCATATATCATTACAAGAATTAGTTTATAGTAAACCAGAGAATTCAAAATCTCTTAATTTAATAAATAAATATATTAATTTAAATAAAGATAATATAGTTTGGAGTAGATATTTTGGTGGTGGAACAATTATTTTAGTAATAGTTATATTAATATATTTATGTATATCAAAAAAAATATAAAAAAATATAAAAAAATATTTAATTTAAAGATATATATATATAAATTATATAACGATGATAAAAAAAACAATAGATAAATCACATTTAATTCCAATACCAATTAAAACACATATTATCGCAAATAGAACACTTATAAATATAGATACAATTACTACTATTTATACTAATTATCCAGATGATTTTAATCATTGGTGTCAACAAAATAATATAACTCCTCCTTCAATTAAAAGTGCTAATGGATTTGCTTTAGCAGCTATGTTACATAATCCAATTTATTATTTTAAAAGAAATGAATGTGATTTATTAATGAAAAAATTTAATTTTAAAACATCTGATTCTATCCAACTCTTTAATAAAACAGACCAATGGGGTTTATATAGTTCTAAATACAGAGGTATATATTTTATACCAATACCATATAAATTAAGTCCAAAAAAAGAAATGAGATTAAATTTTACTTTTAATGGAACTGAAGAAGATAAAAATAAAAAAATTAATAATATTAAAGAAAATATTAAGCAAGATTATTTAAATATTCCTAATAATAAATGGCAATTAGGACATAAAAATCCAAATACAGGTGATAGTAGTAATAATAATTTAGTATTACAACCACCCATACAAGCAAAATATAAAGATAATTATATATTTATAGATACATTAACAAAAATTCCTACTCCTGAAAAATTTATTAATGATGATAAAAAAAATAAATCATGTTATACAATTAAACAACAAAAAATATTATACGAATATTTACATTCTAAATTTAATAGTATGAATTTATAATTATTCCTAAAATAAGACCTAATGTATTTGTTATAATATCATTCCTAAAATTCGAAATAATTTTTATATTAGATTTTTCCATATATTCTTCTGAATATTCCCAAATAATAGATAATATAAAAGAAATATACCAATATTTAGGTGAATAATATCCTAATAATATATACATTATTAAATGAGATACACACATTAAATCACAATCTAGAGATTTAATAATTTTTTTTTTCCGACTAATAAAAAAATTATTATTAATATAAGTTCTAATTAAAACTATTATAAAAAGACTAAATCCTGTGATGAAATATATAAATAATAAAATTCGCAACTGTTTATCCATTATATTATATTATAATAAATTAAATATTATAATCTTTGTAAACATATATCATAATATTCTTTATTTAATTCAATACCAATACATCTTCTATTTAAATTTTTACAAGCTAATGCAGTTGTTCCACTTCCTAAAAATGGATCTACTACTAAACTACCTTTTTTACTAAATATTTTTAGTAAATGTTCTATTAATTTAACTGGTTTAACTGTTATATGATTATTAAAATCACCTTTTTCTTCTTTTGTTGGTTTACTTATTAAAAAGTTTTTATCATATAATTCATTAAATTGTTCAGTAGTTATTACATTTGATATAACTTTATCATTATTTAATCCTACTTTATTAGAAAAATCTAATAAACCTGTTTTAAAATTTAATTCATTTTCTAAAAATGTTGTATTTATTGGTTTAAACGCAACACATATCGGTTCAAAACAAGATTTAATTTGTGGAGTTTTAAAATCCTTATATTCTTCAATTAATTTTACTTTTTCTTCTTCTGATAAATTTTTATTTTTTTTTATTATATGAGTAATAGACATACCTTTTGGCATTGTTTGTGTATATACCCAATTTATCATATCACGGATTTCAAAACCAGCTATTTCACAAGCCATTGCAATTGAATGATATAAACGCGGTGATGAAAATGATAGAAAATATCCACCTGGTTTTAATTTATCAAATAATATTTTTGATATATCTAAATAGAAATCATATAAATTTTTAATTTGTAATTTATCAAATTTCATTCCTTTTGGCAAATGTTTTATATGACTATTTTTTTTATCATTATTTACTTTTTCACTTGACCAATTATTATCTAACTTATCTATAAAATATGGAGGGTCTGTTATTACAAAATCAATTGAATTATCATCTAATGTTTTTAAATATTCTAAACTATCAGCATTTACAATATTTATATCACCAATATTTTTTATTATCATACCCCAATTACTTTTTTCATAGAAACTTTTAATTATTATTTTTTCATCTACTAATGTTTCTAATTCATTTTCTTTAAAAACATAATAATATCTTTGACCTAATATATTTCCCTTCTTATCTTTCCAATCTACCATATTATCTTGTTTTACAAAAGTCCTTTTTGAATCTTTATCTTGTTCAAATGCCCAAACTAATATTAATATCTCGCCACCTATTTTTGTAACTCTTCTTAATTCTTCTATTGCTCTTTTTCTTTTCTCTATTGTTGATAAATGATGAATAACTGCTATACATATAGTATAATCAAAACTATTATCAACATAAGGTATATCTAAAATATCTCCTTCAATTACATTTAAATTTTTATTTTTACATATCTCTACTAAATTTTTACTAAAATCACAACCATAATTCTCACAATCTAAACGATACAACATATTTTTTCCATTTCCACACCCTATATCTCCAATTACTGAATTTTCAGGTACTTTATTTAAAAAATCTTCTACACAAGTCCAAGATCTATATCTAGTATTATCAAATTCTTCTGCAATTGTATCATACACCTTTTTTACATTTTCATCTTCTATTGACATTAATATCTAATTTATTATATTATATTAATATCTAATTTATTATATTATATTAATTTATATTCAAATTTTTAATTATTTTTTTTCTTTTTTGATTTTCTAACAGATTTCCTTCTAGTTGATTTTCTAACAGATTTCCTTCTAACAGATTTCCTTCTAATAGATTTCCTTCTAACAGATTTCCTTCTTGATTTTCTTCTTGATTTCCCTCCTACTTGACCTTCATATTCGCGTCTTTGTCTGACCGACCGTCTACTATCTGACCTATTCCGTGATCTTTGTCTTCTGAGTCTTTGTTGAGATGAAGCAGTTCTTCCTAACCTATTACCATTACGATTACCATTACGATTTCCATTACCATTACGATTACCGTTGCGATTACCATTACCATTACCATTACCATTACCATTTCCATTTCCAGTTGGTTGTCTTCGCGCTGCTGATGTTCTTACAAGTTCAGCACCTGTATCATGAACAACCGATGGGTTCTGTTCAGATTGTCTAATTGATTCTCTTCTGTCCCTTATGTTCTGTAATCGCAATAATCTGTCCCTTTCATTTTGTGCTTCTTCTAATTGTTGTCGAAGTTGTGTCTGTCTTTGTATAGCTGCCTCATGACGAGCTTCTTCATTCGTCATTGCGATTGGGTTACGTGGAGGATTAAATGAAATAGTCCTTCTTCTTAATTCATTATCAGTAGGTCGTCTTCGTTGTGGTGCAGTCATCGCCGCGGCTGATGTTCTTACCAGTTCAGCACCCGAATCATCATCAGATCCAGGAATATATCTACGTGTTCTAGCTAATCTGGGTACAGGTACATCATCTAATTCCATATTTGCTATTCGGTCTATAGCATCTTCTATTATCATATTAGTATGTTCATTTCCATTTTGTGAATGTCTAAGATCATCTAAATAGGGTAAATCACCTCCATATTTCCCTTTGCCCTTCTTAAATCTGCGGTTCTTATCCCCTTTCCTTCTTGATTTCCTTCTTGATAATGATCTAGTCATTTATACTATATTATATATTTATACTATATTATATATTTATTTTTTTTTAATTCTATTTGATTTTCTTTGATTTTCTTTGATTTTCTTTTAGATTTTCTTTTAGATTTTCTTCCAGATTTTCTTTTAGATTTTCTTTTAGATTTTCTTTTAGATTTTCTTTTAGATTTTCTTTTAGATTTTCCTCCGACTTTACCGATTGGTCTATCTATTGGTCTATCTATTGGTCTATCTAATAATCTATCTATTTCATCTTGTAATTCAACTATCGAATCTATAACTAAACCACGAATTTCTGATTCTATTTCAGGTGAAATATTTCTTTCATTATATAATCCATCAAATATAGGTTTTAAACATTCTAATAATCTAACATATTTAAATCTTGGGTCTGGATCAGATAAACATCCTTTTAAATTATCTATAGCTTTCTGTATTGGAAGAATTGGAGGAGATTCCCAATTTGTACTATATGATGGAGGGGATGTAGATGTTTCTCTAGGAAAAGATCTTTCTAATTTATCAAGTTTACTCATTAATTCTTTATCGTCTTTATCGTCTTTTTTCGCTTTATAATATCGTTTTCTATCTATATCTAGTTGTTTCTTCTTTTGTTCTAAAAGTTCAATTTGTCGTATTACATCACTTTCTTGCCTGTAGCCGAGCTGATCCCACCCCGGCACATTTTTTTTCGCTCGGGCGCGGCGTAAGTCTTCTCTCGCCTCAACCTCGCCATCCCTAATCTCTCTCGCTCTATCATCAAATACTGCTTCTTGCCGATCATCTATCATATCCTGGACTTTATCACTCATCTAATATATTAATATAATATATATTAGATTAATTTATTATTTAAAAATAATTATATTTATTATATTATAAATAATGAATTATGAAAAATATGGCGAAATCATTATTCCCCCAGAAGCAGATTTAAAATTACCTACTAATAATAATTCTAGATATTTTTACAATAATAAAATAAAAGAGCTTGTTCTTGATATTGCTTTCAATGATCATTCCGAAGATAAACCAAGAGAATTTCAATTAAAATTACCAGATCCATTAATAATAGATGTTGAACATGATATATATTTAGATTCAGTTATAACATATAATCTTAGAAGTGCACTTTTAATGAGAAATATGGCATTTGCTATATTTATTGATCAATTTAATATACAAACAAAAGTAGCGACAAATATTAAACAAATAGATACAGAAGGTGATATTGGTAGTAATACATCATCTGTTATAGAAGGAAAAGTATATAGACTAATATCCAAGAATCTTGCGCAGGACGCCGGCAAGGCGTACTTAAGACGGGTTGATACTAATCACGGAACCTCAGAAATTATAGATACTATACCACTTGGAACACTATGTGTAGGTGCGAGTGGGGGTGGAACATTTACTGATAGTAAGGTACAAGAAGTAGGAACACAAGCACAACATATAAACAAGTTAAATAATGCTATAATTATACCAAATGAAAAAACACATGAAAATATAGAAACACTTGTAATACAATCCACGACCTCAACTAATATAACGTTAGCATCCACACCGACTACTAATATTCAAGGAGAAATAACAAAATGTTTAATTCATACATCAAAAGATGGTCATACAACAGTTTTTGGAGTTGTTCAGACTCAGTCCGATGCAACATTAACTATCTCAGGTATGATAAATGTTGTAAATGGGCAAGATATTTCTGCACAGGATCTACATGATGCTACCAGCGATGGTGTAGATATTATACAAATTTTTAATGAACATAATAATCATTCTACAATTCATAAAGGAAGAAAACACAATTATGTTGGAACAATTACACCTTCTAAATTAGTAAATATAACTGGAAGTATATCTGATGTAGGAGAATATATTGTAACTACAACCAGTGTCGACAGCACAGAACATTTTGGTTCAGAAATTAAATTTAGAAGTCCATTCAGAGACCGTATTACATCTGATGGTACTGGTGCTGGTAGTGCTCATCATCATAATTTAGAAAGAATGATAGTAGAATTTAAATTAGTTCCCAGACAATGATTGAGAATCATAAATAAACCAATTTTTAGATCCCATAGAACTATTACAATTTTTACAAATTGGTCGTAAATTATATGGTTCTGTTGGTCCATTATTAAATTCAGATATAATATGACCGCATTCCCAATTTTTATTTTGTGAATTATTTAAGATAGTATTACAAAATGATATAGGACACATTCCATTTTCAAATATACCAAATTCTTTTTCCCATACTTTCTTTTTTTTATAAGATGATATTTTTTCTTTAGATTTTTTAGGGGGGTGATAAGGTAATTCATTTTTATCTTGTAACCAATCTAAGAAATTTGTATTTTTAAGAGTAAATATAATTTTATCAACTATACATTTTTGTTCATCTTTATAATAAATATCTAAATCATTATTTTTAATAGTTACATCATATCTATTTAATTTATGATATTCATCATTTTCAAATTTAATATGGTCTAATATTTCTTTAGCATCATTAAATACATCATTTCTAAAATAATTTAATTCTATTAATTTATCTCTAAATTCTTCAATTGTATATTTTTTACCTCTTTCTGTTTTTTTATTTGCAAAATAAGATTTATAAGAATTTTTTAATAATTTTGTGAATTCACAGATTTTTATTTGATCAAACGCATCAGATTCTATATAATATTTATTTTTTGTAGAATCATAATTAGCAGACATAAATAATTCTTTCATATATCCCTCATCATTACATTTAAACCAACAAAAATTTATTTCATCATCTCTTATATTATGTTCATCATATAATCTTTTTATCATTTCTAATCTGTGTTGACCATCTACGCAATACCAAGTATCATTCAAATTTCCAATTATTATTTTATTTTTAAATCTAAGATATAACGGATTTTTTAAATATTCTGATATCATATTATTTACTCTGTCTTCATCTAAAGAACCTTGATATTCTGGTTTAATTATATTATTTATTTTTGGATCATTCGATATCTTATCAAATGTTATTTTTGTCTCAAAATAATTATTCTTCTCATATATTTTTTTACCAGGATATATATTTTTCGGCATTTTTTACAAATTTAAATTTTATTATTAAATAAATAATAAAATTTATTTTTAAATAAATAATAAAAAATAAAATTATTAAAAATTTATATTATAAATTATATATAATGGATATACAAAATACATATACTTGTAATATTTGTGGATTTACAACATCTAATATAAATGAATGGAGATTTCACCAATATTATAATGATCATGATTTAATTGAAGATGATGATAGTGATGTCGGTAGTTTAGGTAGTTTAGCTAGTTTAGGTAGTTTAGATTATGATGCTACTCAAGAATTAGCTACAGATAATGAATTTGATATGGATGAAGATGATATGGGTGAAGATGATATGGATGAAGATAGTGGTTTAAGTAGAACATTAACTTATGATGAATTACAACAGAGTATGTTATTAGGTAGACCTAGAACAACTAGAAGAAATATTAATCCAGATTGGCAAGTTCAACTTAGAAATCATGGCAATAATGCAATAGAAACAGTTAATTATTTATTCCAAATTATAGATAAAAGTGGTTTAATGGATTACCAGATAAATATATTAGAACAAGTTTTAAAATATGGTATTCAAAAAATACAATGTGCAGAACCAGCTAAACATAATTTAAAAGAAGTATGGGCATTAAGGGAAATTGAATCAGATACAGGTGAAGGTTCTGGAGATATGGAAGATATTTTATGTAATACATTACAAAAAGGTGTTTTAACACACGGTTCTGTATATATTTTAAATAGTCCTAGACAATATAAAGGTAGATATATTTATTTAAGTTTAAAAGATTTTCTATTAGAAAATGAAGAATTAGTTAAAACTACTTTTAGAGGAATATTAGATGAATGGTTGACCCTTATTTCAGATATATCAGATGATACAAATTATGCTTGTTATAGAAATAATTATTATACTATATCTGAATTAATAGAATATATAGATAATGTTAAAAAATTTAAAAAAATACATCATATAGGCGGAGAACAATACACATTCCAAAAATTATATGATGAAATGGTACCAAATGATGAAGGTACATGGCAACATGTTGTTGACTTTTGGGAAAATGATATGTTAGAATGGGATCATCCTGATTTATTTATGTAAATATTTATTTAATTTTATCTTTTATTTTAATATGGAATATAATTTAGTTTATATGGCAAGACCTATTTATGGTGGTTGGGTTACTTTTACATCCCATTTGTCTTTAAAATATAATTTTCCAATTTTTAAGATTTTTTATTCTAAGCAAAAAAAAAATACTAGAAAATTTGGATATAATACTATTTATACTAATTTAAGTATAAATGATATTATTAAAAAAAAGAATATTATAATTACAGCATTAGATAAACATTTTTGGAAATATTTAGAATATTTCCCCGAATCTACTATGTTAGTTATTCATGACCCTGTAGAATTAAAATCAAATATGAATAGTAATCCTCTTATTAAAAATAATTTATTAGAAAAATTTAAAATTATAACTATAAGAGATACAGTTCAAAAGTATTTATCTAATACTTATAATATTCAATCTAAATTTTTATTACATCCTTTTTTTGAATATAATAAAAGTAATTTAGAATCAATGAATAATTATGCTGTATCTATTTCAAGAATTGATTATGATAAAAATACAGAAATTATATTAAGAGCAAATAAAATTATAAATGATGAAAATAAAAAAATTAAAATATTTGGTTCTGAAAATAGATTTTACATTTATAAAAAATTAAAAGGTTTAGAATTCGAAAAATATTGGTATGGAAAATTTAAAAAATTATTACCAATACAATACAAAGATAAAGATATTTTAAAAAATTGTAAATTTGTTATAGATTTATCTACTATTAAAAATGATGGAGGAGGTACTCAATATACATTTTTAGAAGCTATATATAATGATTGTATATTAATATTACATAATGATTGGATTAATAAAGGTACTTTATTTAACCATAATTATAATTGTTTAGGTGTATCAAATGAATTAGAATTAAAGAAAATATTAGAAAATAATAATAACTATGAACATATTATTAAAAATTCTAAACAAATATTACAAAATAATATTAATGTTGATTGGAATAATATTATATTTTAATATATATATATTTTATATATAATATGTCTAAAATATGTTTAGCTTGTGATATTAATGAAGATGATAATAATTCATTATTAGCAGATTTAAATAAAAATGATATACCACTATCGTCTAAAAAAGAAGGGAATTATTCATTATTTGCTAAATTAGTTCAAAAGAAAAAATTTAATCCAAATAAAACAGAATTCAAAAAACCTATTCATCCTAAAAAAACAAATGTTACTGTTAGAATTCCAGTTAAAACTAATAAAGCTAAAACTTGGGTTTTATATTGGGCCGCTACCAATATTGATAATTATACAGATGTTAATGATAGTCCAGCAAAAGCATATGGAGTTGAGGAAGAAGAAGACATTGAACCAAATAGTGGATTAATTAAAACAGATAATAAAGGTGAGGGATTTTTAATATTAAATTGTCCTCAATTATATAGTGAAGATAATATTACTTATCCAAGACATGTTCATTATACCACATTAACATCTCAAAATGTATGGGACGAAAATGTTAAAGCATTAATAGTTACTTGTAATTTAGATTATAGTGCTATGAAAAATATAATAGAAACTAAAACTCATGTTATTATTAATGCATCAGATTCAGAAAATATAGAATATAGTTTTAAATTAAATTATGATAATTTAAAGAAATTAAAAGGTGATAATAGATTAAATAAAATAACAGAATCAATAGAAAAAAATACAAAAAAACAAAAAAAATTAAATAAAAAAATAAAAACAGGAGAATTAAATATTAAAAATATTCCTATTGTTGTATATTGTAAAAGTGATAGATGTGATTTATCTAAAAAATTAATCGAATTATTAATTAAAACTGGATTTGTTAATATAGTTAAATATTCAGGCGGTTTAGAAGAATGGGAAGATAAAAAAAGTAAAATAGATATAACTGATTTTGAAGATTCTGAAGTTTTATATTATGAAGGTATTAAATATATACATCAATTAGATACAAATGATATTATAAATGATGATTATAGTATTATTGGTAAATTAATATCAAAAAATAATAAAACTCCTTTTATAGATTTTAATAATAATAAATATGAAAAAAAACATAATGAAGATGTTTCTGAATTATCTTATAACCAAATTACATTAGATTACGATGATGAAGAAATAGACGATAATGTTAATATTGATAAAATTATTAATGATTCAGATGATGAATATTTAACTGATAATGAAGAAGATATTGAAAAAATACATATTAATGAAACTAAAATACAAGATGATACAGATGAAGATACAGATGAAGAAAAAGATGAAATAGAAGAAAAAGATGAAGATACAGATGAAGAAAAAGATGAAATAGAAGAAAAAGATGAAGATACAGATGAAGAAAAAGATGAAGATACAGA